CTGGTTACTATCTGCACATTTATAGTACATAAATACCAATAACCGCACTTTGTTAATTCTTGTAATCTTGTTTGGCTAGATAAAATAACGTACTTAGCCGGGACATTCTTTAAAGGTGCAGACTTAGAATATACTGGAATAGTTACACCGCCAACTATTAAATTAGCTAGTGTACTCTTATATGCATTCAGTATCGCTAGGTTAGCATCCTTCATTTGTCAAATGTAATTATTTTTTTGCATTATATTTTCGTGTTTCAACTTCCAATACTTTTAGTAAAGTTTTAGGATATTGCTGAATGCCCTCCAAATAGCTAGGTATAAAATATGGTTGTGGTTTTAATCCTTTTCTTAGAATTGAAACTGCGATGATATAAGCTAATTTTGGATCTATACCATGAGTTTGACACCAACCTCTTATGGCATAAACAAAGTCATCAAAAGTACCGCCTTTTTTACCTCTAAATTCAGCTGCCATTTGCTCAAATCCTTTAGGTATTGATACTCTTGCACCAGTACCAAACTCTACGAATGCAGCATAAGGTGTATTAGCAAAAATAAAAGATACATTATAACCAACTCTGGCAGTTGTTTTGCCTATGGATTGTCTTAACTGTCCCTGATCTACTGGCGCTCTTAGTTTAGCCTGATTAGCAATATTCTCAGCAGTGGAATTTGTAACCGCAACCGCTAATCTATTAGCATCGTGACCAAATGCTGAAATCTGCGACAAGAGTTTAGATATATTTATTTTAGCTGCCATTATCAGTTACCGATCCTAGAATTTCATAAAACCTGAAAAGATCATCTACATTCCTAATTGAATGAATAGTAAAGTAACTACCATCATATTCAATTCTCATATCTTTTGTTGGCGTAAAATCTCGCCTGTAACGGACTGTAAATCTAAAGGTTTGATTTATTACCTGCTCTTGTGCTTGGAGTTGTCTATTGCCATCGTATGGCTTTATATTTGACCATGTAGCTAATACAGGCACAAAAGTAATTACGTAATCCTGATAGGCATTCTCAACCGATGTGAACGTGCCAAATATTATCCGTTTATCTAATCTGCCTGGATTCATTAAAATAGTGTTATACGCCTGTAAGGTGATAGTAAAAGAGTTGCAATAGTTGGCATTCCGACAACCGGATTGTCCCTATTCTCATAATAATAAGCTATCATTTCTTTGATTGCCGTTTCTATATCATCCGGAACCTCAGAGCCACCCTCATAATTCCATCCGTAACCTGCAACATAAGTAACGATGTTAAATCCCGCAGTCCCTGAAATTACCTCTGTAAAGCCTGGCGTTTCTATGGTTTCAAAAGCTAAGACTTCTAAATCAGGATTTGTTACACCCTCAACTGATAATAAAGGATATTCATATATTTTAAGCGCACCCGTTACTGGAGTAATTGCAGTTAATTCTCTTTGCCATAATACTTGTAAAGTAAATTGTTCGGCCTGATTAACCGCAGATTTTATCAATGAGGTAATCAATCCATCCTCTAGTACATCGTCTGGATCTATTCTCAGATATAACTTTGCCTCTGCTAGGCTCACTACGTTTAACTGGTTCATTCTCTTTTGGTTTAAAAGGTTGCTTTAAATACTCTTTTTTTTCCATTATAATAGCGCTAAATTACAAATTTTATTTAACCAATTTTCAAACTTAGGCAATTCCTTAACCGGATCTAATTCCATCGCTCTTTCCAGAGGCGTTTTCTTAGTCTGTATAGTATCAATATTAGTAATAGCATCTATCCATCCCTGTATATTATCTCTTTTAACGAATATCCCTGCATCTGAGACACTATCTCTAAATCCTAGTATATCTGAACAGATAACAGGAATATTGCAACACAAGGCTTCTATTTGAGCCATTCCGTAACTCTCATATTCACTTGGTGCAATCAGCACTTTAGTCATTTCTAAGTATTTGCGCACATCATCAACTAGAGGAACGTATTTAATATTTTTAACTTTCTCATCTTTAATCTGGTGATAGTAACCTCCTTGCACCGCTAGAAACTTTACTTTAGGCATTCGCTTTGCTATCTCTATTAATATCTGACCGCCTTTGTTTTCGTTATGGTTTATCAGAGTCACGTACTCAGCCTCTGGTCTATCAGTTGAGTAATCTCTGTAATCTATTGGAGCGTACAAAGTATAGGTTTCCTGCTTATAGTTTAATTCTCGCTTTGTGTTCTCGCAGTTATAAACTGTATAAACATTTGGTCTAATATTAACCTGCGGATAGCCTACGTTATTATGAGCAAAGTTTATTACCTTTTTAGCTTTTAGCCTCTGTTTGTTCATTGCATAGTAAGTCCCAGACAGTTGGCAAAATACTAAATCTGCCCAGTCCCACAGATCGTTATGACAATCCTTATAATTGTCTTTAGCCTTATAAACTTGTATGCCCTCAAAAGTATAATTTTCTGGGCATCTAGTGACCGCCTTTACCTCGTGACCTTTGCTCATTAAATATTTAACAACCCTATGCAGATAGATTTCTGATCCTGCCCTCTGGTGAGGTAAGTAGATGCCTGGACTTAATAGGATTTTCATGTTACTGGTATAAACAGATATGGTCTCTGTATTTTTAATGTTCTACCATCATAATTATGCAAATCGCTTCGATGGTAGTGAATGGCTTGTATTCTAGTAGCCGGATTAAACATTGCATAACCTGCGCTATGTAACTCATACGCTATTCTGTTATCACAACCCGGTATGCCTAAATAGAAATCGCAGAAATTAACATTTCTCATCTTGCCTCTGAATATCCATACATCTTGGCTAAACCGCTCATTGTGTAGCTTTAAACCTCCCGGCTTGTTATCCCATCTGCTCAGCGCTATGCATTGGCGCTCATATAATGTTAAACCATTTAGCGTATGGTTGAAATAAATATCCGTATTGGCTACTATTGATATATCATCTCGGCTAGTAACTGTTCTATCAATTAAGTTAAAAAAGTCCCTATATGTTGGTCTCTTAAATGGTATAATCATTAATTTGTCAGAATTTGGCAACTCAACCTCCCCATCAACAAAAAGGTATATCTTTTCGATATGAGCATTATCTATATTCTTATTCAGGCAGTAAATTAACTCCTTTTGCCTTACTGCACTTTTATCCGTGTAGATTGATGTAAATAAGTTTACCATATTAAAATATTGCTATGCCTGTCCCTGAATGATGCCCTATCTCAGTCAAATCATATTTGTCATTTTTCAATCCATCCCAGAAATTATCCATTTGTCTACTTAAATGTATGTCATCAAACATGACCAAACCTTTGTATTTTATCTTTAGCAGATGATCAACAAAATCCTGCTCAAAGGTTCCATCGTGATACGTATCTAATAAGATAAAAGGAGCAGTAATATTATCCTTTAATACATTTCCTTTAATAAATTCAATATTCGGTATTTTAATATCGGCTATCTCTGGCTGATGCTCTATGTCATAGCTAATAACCTTATTCTTTTTATTAAATGATAAGGCAATGGCTGAGCTTCCCTGATAGCTTCCAATATCTAGCAGATTTACTCCGTTGTATAACTTACTTATAAAAGCTAATAATCTATAATGCTCTAGTCCTGCATCCATATAAAACCAACTCTTTGGAAATCCCAGATCATCCGTACTCTTTAGATACTTAGACAGATTTATCTGGTTTAACTCCTCTGCGGTTACCTTTAATATTTTATCAATCATATTGGTTTATTATTTCTTTGTAATTTTTATGGTATTTATCTATGGCATGATAGCCAACAGATCCTAACTCGAACTCAGTCTCTACTGCAAACCTATTGCAAGTTTCCTTATCAGGTAACTTATAGCCTAATTCTCGCATCTTATTGCAGAAGTAAATATCCTCGTTTCCATGTACTGCCATTCCTTTGTACGGATGCTTTAAGCAAATCTCAAACATCACTTTAGGATTGCGAATGCTTAAACCTCCATTCATGCAACCCGGTATATTTTTAATCCACGCTCCGATAAAGTCCCATTCTAAAAAGTCCTCTATACCTGTCTTTAGCAATCCAGAATCATGCTGAAATATTAGCACCCTATCATAAATGCAACCTTTCCAAAAATTAAGATTGGTTAGTATGTTGTTATATACCTGAGCAGTTTTAATGTGATAAATACCGCCCTCATAAGGAGGCTTTATATTTAAAACAACCCAATCATCCGACAAATATTTTTTATGCTCTGAGATAGCCTTATTTGCTATTGCTTCACGATCATCAATTATAATAGCAGCGTTCATACTAACTCCTTGTTAAAATTATGATGACTTTTAAGATAACTTGGTAATACTGATTTATCAAATG